GTCCTACGTTATCCCCAGAAATGTAGACAAAGATGGGGTTTACTGTGAAAATGCATAAGAGAAGAGAGAAACCAGCGCCTGCCCTGATGTGACAGTAGTGGCTGTTGAGAAATTTACAGTGAGAGTTTGATTGGGTGCAGTTATCTTGACTGCTACTTCGACGGTGCCTGAAAGACCTGAGGCTGGGTATACACTAGCTACCTGAGTTATTCCGGCTGCAGTTCCGCTAAGAGCTCCGGAAATTATTCCAGAACCCAATACTAAAACGCTTACCAGATACTGACCAGGCACTAAAAATGTGAGAGTGCTACCCGTGGCGGTGACAACATTTCCTTGGACCGTTGGCGCTGTTCCATAAATCGCAGTGTTCGAAACCGTGACGCCAGTCACGAAGGCCCCTTCAAAAGCTTCATTGATGATAGGCTTGAAAAGTTGCACATCGTAACTGACCCACAATTCACCAAGAACCTGCCCAGACGAACCTGGCAATCCTTGGGTTGCGATTTGGAAATTGGCGAGATCATAGAACCTATTATCCTGACCAGCTACAACACTAGGACCAGTGTTGCGAACATAGTAAAGATTATTTGCCACCTGCCCAGGGGCACATTCCATTGTGTGAATCATCGAACACGAAGGCTTGGTAGAAACAGCATACTGAGAATTCTCCATCTGAATTTTGTCAGTAAAAGCCGGCTGCACAACATCATAATTCGAGGCTAGAATAACGGCTCCGAGCGCCCCACCCGACGTAATGTCAGATGACAACGTTCTAAACTCGAAAATCAAACCATCGAACTTGTACTGTTGATACTGCACGGCAATGCTAGACAACCAAGGAAAAGTATAAACATCTCCAGGGTTTACGGTATAAGTGGATAAATTGAATGCTGTAGGAGTGGCCGGCACGACCATATCACCCAAATACTCACGGTGCCGGACACGGGTTGACGCGCCCATTACACCGAAGCTCGGAATGGCTTCGCCGGGGGGTATAACTCCACCAAGTTTCGCTAAACTATTGGTGACTACTTCATAATCACCAAACCCTACCAAGCGTGAAAGACTCTGACCTAAACGGCCTCCGATTCGTGAACCAACGGAGGAACCGAGAGCTGATCCGGCCGGGCCAAGGGTAGAACCCCCTAAAGCACCAAGCGCACTACCAACCCTACCACCCGCTTTATTGAATGTACCAGGTGGCATAAGGCGACGTAACATTGGTAACATCTTTTCACTATAATAATCGCCCTGTCCTGCGACACGGTCGACTGATTGCTTCTTCTCTTGACGCGCGGCGCGACGTCTTGCATTACGTGTTTTGTTGGTCATAGGCTACACAGTTGCAATATTTCAATATGCTGCCCGTCGGCTAAGCCGGCTCACTAAGGGGGGGTTCGCTACCCCTGCGCACCTAGACGCTGTTGCCCTGGTTAGGAAAGGAATTAATAATCAACTACGGAAAGTTTAAGGAACACTGAATCTTCAAGATAACAAGGAAAACGATCAACACTTTCGATTAGTTTTTCACAACGCGAAATGTCTCCAATCTCAAAATCATAACGAGACTGGAAAGCTTCATAACAACGCTCGAGATTCA